CCCCTTTCGATTCGACTGACATAGGACTTTAATTATGGAACCTCGAACGCGATATAAAGGTTATGGCACACGCATTGACGGAGCAATACCAAGGTCTGTCGATGTTGTGGCTGCACCTCCCGGTCATGGTTTCGGCGAACTGCCATTAAAACTCTTTGACAGTGAACCGATTCCATACAATGTGGAAGAAGAGTGGATGTGGGATTTTAGTAACCCAAAGCCACCGTGCAGTTTTAAGGAGTGCGTCCATGAGCGGTGGGAGTTTAAGAGAACAGCTCCCGATCGCAGTGTGAATTGCGCCAACCTTGGGTCCTGGGGGGACAGAAACATCCCCCAGCAAATTCAGGGTCCGTGGTATTGGCCTTTTTCATACTTTGGAGTCAATCACATAGGTCCGGACCAATTTCCGCTTGATTTAGAATTAACATCAAGTAGACGTTGGCGGTTGGGCGAATTGTGGGATAAGTTACTCCCACAAATGAAGTCTGATATGGACCTATTAGTATTCTTAGCTGAGTTAGATGACCTCCCCAAACTCTACAAGTCCCTTAAAGAAAAATGGGAGAAGCTTGTAGCACCGCTACCAGATAAGGTAGTAGATGCCGGGAAGGTGTTGGCTGAAATCGACCCAATCGAAGGGTTGAAATTCCAGGTTACACGTAACTCTGGGACATTGGCTGACAATTGGCTAGAATACAATTTTGCTTTATTGCCCTTGGTATCTGACCTTGCTAAGATTGTCAAGGCCGTCTTTCGCTTTAGCAAGCATTGGCGCCGGTTAACAAGAAACGCCGGTAAGTTACTAAAGGTGCGTGCTGGCTACAGGGAGCCACCCGGTGAGGCAGAAACAATTTACCTCTACCAGGAATCGACTTGTAGTTTCCTCGGTGATCACCTGGAATGGTGTCCGTACAAGTTAATGGATGGGAATGAAGATCCGGGTTTAAGACTTGGATATCAGATCTACATCCGTGATGAAGTGCGTACGCCAGTCACCGTGAGCATGACTGTACTGTATCAGTATGAATTGCCAGCTGATTGGTATAGCCTCGGAGCAAAATGTGATGCTTTCATATCAGGTTTAGGTGTAAAGCCCAGCCTTGGGACGTTGTGGGAATTAATTCCATTCTCGTTCCTAGTGGACTACATTTACCCTATTGGATCCGTCCTTAATAGATTAAAGGTTGATCCCGCCGCGGTTAAAACCCGCGTGTTGGACGTCTGCGTTTCCGTGAAAAATGCACGTGCAGGAGCTCTGTATTATAAGAACTACTGCAATGTATTACCCAAACAATTGATTGGGCGTATGCAGAGAACCGGATTCAAGCGATACGTCGGACCTGATTGTCTCGTCGGATTGCCATCATTCAGATGGCCTAATTGGTTTCAGCTGAGTATTGGAGCGGCCTTGCTTCGGAAGAATAAGTTCTTCAAGCAAAAGGAACGTAGTCAACGCTCCAAACTGCTAAGTTGGTTTGACTACAACAACCCACGCTGGATGGAGAATCAGCTGGGATAATTAACATTCCATGCGCGTGGTGGCATACTGGTAACAGTTTGCTACTGCTTGGTATGGCAACAGAATAAAGGAGCTACTCCTATGTTAGGTCAGAATCAGAATATTTCATTAACCATTGGAGAAGAGACGCGTGAATATCGTCTCATCAACTTCGATGGATTTCGCACGTCGCGGACACTAAAAGAGCCCGTGACCGGTGATATCGTGACATTGAATATTGACCACAATGATTCGGCCAATAAGTCACGCCATCTGGTTCAAAATATCCGTACCCGGACGGCAGATGGTCAACAACATCAGGTCATCGTTAATGTGACAGTTCAGCTCATCGGATCAGCCTTCAACAATGAAGGAACCGTAATAGCTGATGATGTCGCCTTTACTTTCAAGGCGGTCACCGAGAATCTCGAACGATTACTGCTGAAAGAGTCTTAAGCAGCGATCCTGACTGGCATAGGCTTGGAAAACTAAGCCCTGCCGTTGTTGAGGGTTTAGGATGGAGCTATGAAGACATGGCCATTCTGAAAAGCCAAGATATCTTCGAGATTTACTCCTCGCTTCTGAGGGATATAGAGGTCCGTGAGGACCTAGATTTGACCCGCGATGTGGAAACTATCGCATCACGGTACGCGTTTGAAGGTCTTTCCTTTGTCACACGAATCCTGCCAGCATTCTACAAGTCCGTACTGCATGGGCTTGAAGTGGGTCAGCTACAACCTGTCCAGGGCTTTAAGAAAAAGAGCTCTAGAAAGGGACCGCTCCCTGCATTCCTGCATGGTTTGGTCAGCCAACTCTTTGATGCTGATGGAAAGATACTGAATTCAGGCCTTAATGAAGACTGCCTCGGTCATATTGCGCAAATCTGCACACTTTGGTTTAAGTGCGAGATGCCATATACCGAGGAGCAAGAAGCCGCACGGCTCAGAAGCTTCGTGGAGACAGAAAATCTTCTCCCTGAGCATGAGCTGCCGCGGTTCGATGCGCGCAGGTCCAATAGGCTTGACGAACTAACACTTGAGAACGCGATATTCGCGGCTCTCGATCTTCTCAAACGCTTCAGTGTAAATGAACAGCGTCCCCGGCATGGGCCGGGCGCTGTTAGCGTTGGTGAGAAGGGGTGGGAAAAATACGACTTCAGATATTGTGATCGGTTGGATAAAGAATTCCCTTACGAGACTTGGTTCCACCCTCAATATATTGGCGAGGGTGAAATGGACCAAGTTTTTGATTTCGAATTCCGAAAAACTCGCGAGGGAGAACGGCTGTATAACGATGTGCCGCAAGAATTGCGCGATACGCGTGATCAGAGGTTTGACAGCCTCTGTTCGCCGTTTGTCGCACGCGGTATATTCGTTAACAAAGACGCTCGAGGGCCACGCTATATTAGCGCGGAACCGAAAGAGTTCATGTGGATCCAGCAATTGGTCGCTCGCGCACTTGTTGAATGTGTGCGTCGCAGTCCTTTCGCTGATCACATGGCTTTTCGAAACCAAGGAATAAATGCGTCCCTGGCTCTTGAAGCGTCAAAAACGAAACGTTACGCCACGTTGGACATGGAGGACGCATCAGATCGCCTTAGTATGGCGTTGGTGCGTCACGTCCTGCCCAGCAATATTACACGCAAGCTGGAAGCGTGTCGATCACAACTAGCTATGTTACCTAACGGTGATATTGTTAGGCTGAGGAAGTTTGCCCCTATGGGCTCGGCAGTCTGCTTTCCAGTTGAGACGATAATGTTCTTCGTCTTAACCGCAGGCTGTATTCAAGCGTATCGCGGTGGCTCTTTTGCTAAGGCTGCACAAGACGTCTTCGTTTACGGTGATGATATTATCGTAAACTGTGAAGACGCAGCTATAGTCATGGAAACGCTGGAGCACTTTGCCCTGAAGTTCAATAAGGCAAAATGCTTCATCCATGGGAGTTTCCGCGAGTCCTGCGGGATGGATGCTTTCAATGGTGTGCAGGTTACACCAGTGAAAATACGCCGCCCGCCTCCGATCGGAAGGCAAGATGCGTCTGGACTCATTTCTTGGACCGCTACGAGTAACCTGTTACATATGCATGGTTACTGGCGATGTGCAGCCGA